AAAACAAATTAATGAGGTATAAATAATTATGTCTTCAACTTATACAGCTAGATTAAAACTAGAACGTCAAGCTTCAGGTGAAAACTCAGGTAATTGGGGTAATCTTGTTAATTATGTTTTTAATAGAGTTGATGCTTCAGTAAAAGGATATCAAGCAGCGAATGTTGCTGGAAATGCAAATATTACTTTAACATCAGCTAATTCTACAACTAACACAGATGATTCATCCACTGATGACCAAGTTCATAATGCTGTATTAGAATTTACTGGTGCATTAACAGCAAATATTCATGTTTTTACTGATGCTGTTGAATCTAAATATACTTTATTTAATAATACATCAGGTTCTTATACTTTAACTTTTGCAAATACAGGACATGCTGCAAATGGAGTTGCTATTAAACAAGGAACAAAAACTTTAGTATATACTACAGGATCCACCGTAAATGATGTAATGTCAGATTTAGGTGATATTAATGTTACTGGAATAGGTAATGCAGGGTCATCAAATTACTTTACTTTACCAGCTTCTGATGGTAGTAGTGGACAAGCTTTAGTAACTGATGGAAGTAAAAATCTATCTTTTGCTTCAGCTGGAATAACAACAGGAAAAGCTATTGCAATGGCGATAGTATTTGGATAATAGGAGAAAAAAAATATGGCAAACCCGAATATAGTTAATGTAGCTACAATTAATGGAAAAACGGATGTATTTGCATTAACTACTTCAAGTGCTAATTTAGTTACTGCTACTGCAAATACTGTTTTCAAAATTAATTCGATTTTAATTTCAAATGTAGATGGATCAAATGCTGCTGATGTTACAATCAAATATTATGATGGATCAAATGCAAGATCAATAGCAAGTACAATTTCTGTACCTGCGGATGCTTCATTATCTTTAATAGATAAAAATAATGGTTTTTATTTAGAAGAAACTGAAATCATTCAAGGTCTAGCAAGTGCTAATTCAGATTTAGAAGCATTAATATCTTATGAAATAATAGCTGATTAGGAGGTTTAAATTATGGCTGGAAATGGCGGAATAATTGGACCACCTAACGGAGTAAATCCCGCACAAGCAGAAAAAATTACTGGTATCACAGCAACAGGTACATTTACAACTCAACCAGAAACTAAGACTGTTACAGTAGCAGTTATAGCAGGTGGAGGCGGTGGTGGAGCTGGACCTAATACAGGTTATGCTGGTGGAGGTGGAGCTGGTGGTTTAAAAACATGTACTTCAGTTCCTGTTGCAGGAGGCACAGCATATTGTGTTACTATTGGCGGTGGAGGAAGTGCAGGTTCTAATGGAACCAATTCAGTTTTTGCAGGTGGAACAACTGTAACTGCAACAGCCGGTGGAGCCGGTGGTAATGGAGGAGGACCATCAGGAGATGATGGAAGTCCTGGCGGATCTGGTGGTGGTGGAGGAAGTTCATCTACTAATCCTGAAACAGGACCGAATGCTAATGCAGGTGGATCTGGAACATGCGGTCAAGGTAATGCAGGAGGTTTTGGACAACATCAACCAGGAGTATCTGGTCAACAAGGTGGTGGCGGTGGAGCAGGATCTTCAGGAAAAAATGGATGCATACCTCATAATCCTTGTTCAGGTGATGGTGGTTGTGGATCAACTGTAGTTCCTTTATTTGCATCAGCACCTCAACCTTATTATGGACCTACTAATGGAATTTATGCTGGCGGCGGTGGTGGTAATGGATGTAACGCAGGTGCAGGTGGACCAGGTGGTGGAGGTAGTGCACCAGGAGGAGCAGGTACAGCTAACACAGGTGGTGGCGGTGCAAATGGTGCTGCAGGTGGACCGGGAAGAGTTATAGTAAAAGAAGCTGCAATAGCAAAAAATTCTCCAGGTATTTGGTCTTTAAACACTGTTTATGAATATGTTAAAGAAGGCACATGGCCTGTAAGAGAATTTTCTATAGATTTCTTAGTTGTCGCTGGTGGCGGCGGTGGTGGATCAGATGGCGGTGGTGGAGGTGGAGCTGGAGGTTATCGTGCTTCTGGATATGGACCATCACCATTACAAGGAAGTTCATTATCTCTTAGTAAAAGTGATTATGCAATTGTAGTTGGAGCTGGTGGTGCTGGAGCTGCTACACCTGTAAGTGGTGGATCAAATGGTGGTGTTGGAACAAATTCAGTTTTTGATAGTATTACAGCTTCTGGAGGTGGTTACGGAGCAGTTCAAACTGATCCAGGTGGACCCGGTGGATCAGGTGGTGGTGGAGGTGGAAACTCTGGAGGTGGACCTGCAGATGGTGGATCTGGTAATGCTGGAGGATTTAGTCCTCCTGAAGGAAATGATGGTGGAGATGGTTTAGGTGGACCACCTAATTATGGAGCTGGTGGTGGCGGTGGAGCTGGCGGAGCTGGAGCAAATGGAACTGGACCAGCAGGTGGAGCCGGAGGTTCAACTGTTCCTAATGCTATTTTAGGACCTGCATCAAATTATGCAGGTGGTGGAACAGGAGCTATATATAATGCAGGACCTGGAACTTCAGGTGGAACAAATACAGGTACAGGTGGTGATGGAGGAGGTCCTTCTGCCCCTAATGCAGGTGCAGGTGGCCCAGGAATTGTAGTAGTAAGAGGACCTAGTGATATTACGTTTAGTGCTAATCCAGGTCCGTCAGCAACAATTTCAACTCACCCTGGCGGTGATAAATTAGCTAAGTTTACAGCTACAGGTACGTTAACAATTAGTTAAAAAAAAATATGTACAAACATAAAAAAAAATATAAATTATATTAATAATTAGGAGTATTAATATGGCACATTTTGCAGAACTTAAATCAATGACAGATCCTACTGGATTTACATCAGATACTCATCAAGTAGTACAAAGAGTTGTTGTTGTTGCTAATGATGAGGTACCATCTGACATGCATGTTGATGGAGAAACATGGTGTTCAAATTTTTTTAAAGGTGGAAGTTGGAAACAAACTTCTTACAATCATAATTTTAGAAAACAATATGCTGGTATAGGTTATGTTTATAATTCATCAAAAGATAAATTTTTAGGACCACAACCATATAAATCTTGGTCATTAGATGGTAATGATGATTGGCAAGCACCAGTTACATATCCAACTGATACTACAGATAAAAAAATTAGTTGGGACGAACCTAATTTAAGATGGATCGCAACAGATTTTTCAGATCCAGTAAATAATTTTAATTGGGATGCTTCAACTTTAGCTTGGGTATCCGCATAAGGAGACTTAAGGCATGCCAAATAATAATGGCGGTATAATTGGAAAAGTTAACACTACTTCTTTTGGGAAGTGTAAAGTTACAGCCGTAACAGGAACAGGATGTTTTACAACACAACCAGGAACTCGTATTCTTAGAACAGTGGTAGTAGCTGGTGGTGGTGGCGCTGGAAGAGATAATGGTGGAGGCGGTGGAGCTGGAGGTATGGTTTTACCTACATGTACAATTTCAGTTTGTGGAAATACAGCTTATCCAATAGTAATTGGTGGAGGTGGTAATGGAAGAACTAATAACTGTGGTCAAGGATGCACAGGTTCAGATTCAACAGGTTTCTGTTTAACAGCAAAAGGTGGTGGTGGCGGTGGAATAGGTAATCCTAGTGCACCAGTCGGTCCAGGAACTTCAGGAGGTTCTGGAGGTGGAGCTGGAGCAACTGAATCACCAGGAATGACAGGTGGACCTACAACTCAATCTTCACAACCAGGAGATTCAGGGACTTTTGGTTTTGGAAATGCGGGTGGAGCAGGTGGAAATTCACCAAATAGATCATCAGGTGGTGGAGGCGGAGCTGGAGCTGCTGGAACTAAACAACCTAGTGGTGGTGAAGGTGGAGATGGTGGAAACGGAAAAGATATTACTCCAGTCTTTGGTCCAGGTAGTTATCCTAATTGTGGTGTTTATGCTGGTGGTGGCGGAGGAGGTGCTATAAATAGTGGAGCTGGTGGAGACGCAGGAACTGGTGGAGGAGGAACTGGTGGTGGTACAACCACAATAAGTACAGGAACAGCAAACACTGGCGGTGGCGGCGGTGGTGGATCAAACTTTGGAGGACCTGGTGTTCAAAATGGAGCTAATGGTGGACCAGGAATTGTTGTTACAAAAGAATTAAACAATGCAAGTGGTATGTGGAATTTAAAAAGTCAATTTAGTGCTGTAAAAGAAGGAACATGGCCTAGATTTATGCTTACATTAGATTATTTAATATTAGCAGGTGGTGGTGGAGGTGGTGCTAGAACTGCTTTTGATACTGTTGGTGGAGGTGGTGGTGGAGCTGGAGGTTATAGAGAATCCTATTGTCGACCTGCTGATAGTTTAGAATTTGAGACAGGAACTTTTAATGTAGTAGTTGGAGCAGGTGGAGCTGGAGGAGGTCCTTCGGGCGCTCAAGGTACTAGCGGAAGTAATTCAAGTTTTGAAACTATAACATCTAACGGCGGTGGTGGCGGTGGACAAAACCAAGGTGCAGCTTTATCTGGTGGATCAGGTGGAGGAGCTGGAGGATTAGCTAGTGGTAATGGTTCAGGAAATACACCTCCAACTACGCCTCCTCAAGGAAATGATGGTGGACAAGGAGGTCCAAATAACCAAAGAGGTGGTGGAGGCGGTGGAGCTTCAACTGCAGGAAATCCTGGTTGTGTTAGTGGTATTGGTGGTTCAGGTTTAACTTCTTCAATAACAAATTCACCTGTTACAAGAGCAGGCGGTGGTGGAGGCGGAGGTGGACCAAATAGTCCAGGACCGAGTGGTACCGCTAATGGTGCTGCAGGTGGACCTGGAGGCGGTGGAGCAGGTGGTAACGTAAATGCTAATCCAGGAACTGGAGCAAGTGCTAATACTGGTGCTGGCGGCGGTGGTGGTGCTGGAGGAAATCCAGCAAGTGGTAGTGTATCAACTGGTGGAGCAGGTGGATCTGGAACTGTGGTTTTAAGATTTCCAGCTTGTGTTAGTGTTTCAGTCAGTCCCGGTACTAATACTGTTGCAACATTACCAGGTCCTGCTGGAGGATGTAAGGTAGCTACTTTTACAGTTTCAGGAACTAATACAGTTACAATTTCATAAAATATATTTACTTTTGTTTATAATATGGTTAAATATTATAGAAAGTAATTATGAACCTTACAAATTCTTATTGGTATTTTCAATCAGTAATTCCTCACAGAATTTGTGATGACATTGTTCGTTATGGAAAATCTTTACAAGAACAAATGGCAGTTACTGGTGGTTATGGTAATGTTAAAAAATTAAATCAATCTCAAATTAAAGATTTAAAAAAAAAAAGAGATTCAAATGTAGTTTGGATGTCTGATCGTTGGATTTATAAAGAAATACAACCATATATTAATACAGCAAATCAAAATGCTGGTTGGAATTTTCAATGGGACTTTAGTGAACCTTGTCAATTTACAAAATATAATAAAGGTCAATACTATGATTGGCATTGTGATGGTTGGGATCAACCTTATCAAAGACAAGAAGGTGATCCTACAAATGGTAAAATTAGAAAGTTATCTGTAACTGTTACATTATCTGATCCTAAAGAATATACAGGTGGTGAATTAGAATTTGATTTTAGAAATAAAGATCCTGATAAAAAACCTAATATAAGAAAATGTAAAGAAATATTACCTAAAGGATCTTTAGTAGTATTTCCTGGTTTTGTTTGGCATAGAGTATGTCCAGTTAAAAAAGGATCAAGACACAGTTTAGTAATTTGGAGTTTAGGGTGGCCTTATAAATGAAGAATAAAAAATTAAAACAAAAACAACGAAAACAAAAGAAAACTGAATTAAGTTTTCCAAAAGAATTAATTAAAGAAGATTTTTTTAAATGTCCTATTTGGTTTGCTGATCAACCAAATTTTGTAGATAAATTAAATAAAGCATCTGATAAATATATTGAGACATCTAAAAAAAATTTAAAAAAAAATATAGATATAAGAAATAAAAAGTTTGGAGATAAAGGAGATATGGGTCATGTATTTCACTCTACTACTTTAATAGGAGATCCTAATTTTTTAGAATTACAAAATTATATTGGAGCTACATCGCATAATTTATTAATAGAAATGGGTTTTGATTTAACAAATTATCAAATATTTACTACAGAAATGTGGGTACAAGAGTTTGCTAAAAATGGTGGTGGTCATCACACATTACATACACATTGGAATGGTCATATATCTGGATTTTATTTTTTAAAAGCTAGTGAAAAAACATCAAGGCCTTTATTTGAAGATCCTAGACCAGGAAATATAATGAATCTTTTACCAGAAAAAGATAGAACAAAAGTAACTTATGCAAGTTCACAAATAAATTATGATGTAAAACCTGGAAGAATGATATTCTTTCCATCATATATGCCACATCAATATGTTGTTGATATGGGATATGAACCATTTAGGTTTATACATTGGAATTGTCAAGCTATACCGAAAGGAGTATTAAATGTCATTTAAAAAAAATAAATATAGTGTTTTAAAAAAAGCAATCAGTAAAGAAATGGCTGATTTTTGTTTTACTTATTTTTTAAATAAAAGAAATGTAGCAAGATTTTTATTTGATCAAAAATATATATCTCCTTTTACTGAATATTGGGGAATATGGAATGATGAGCAAGTTCCTAATACTTATTCTCATTATGCAGATATAGTAATGGAAACATTATTACAAAAAGTTAAACCTGTTATGGAAAAACATACAGGTCTTAAATTATCTGAAACATATTCTTATGCTCGAATATATAAAAGTGGAGATATATTAGCTCGACACAAAGATAGATTTAGTTGTGAAATATCTACTACATTAAATTTAGGTGGAGAAACATGGCCTATTTATTTAGACCCTACTGGTAAATTTGGTCAAGCTGGTATTAAAATTGAATTAGATCCGGGAGATATGTTAATATATTCTGGATGTGATCTTGAACATTGGAGAGAAGAATTTATTGGAAAAACTTGTGCACAAGTTTTTTTACATTATAATAAAGCTGGATCTAAAAAAGCTAAAGAAAATGTATTTGATAAACGACCTTTTTTAGGCCTTCCAGCTTACTATAAAGACTTTACTTTAGTTAAAAAGTAATATATAACATAATCTTGGGGCATGAGATATATATCCACACCACCCCTCATGCTCCTTAATTTTTAGTATAAATTTAATAATTTTGTTATATACTTATTATTATGCCATTAACAAAGTTAAATTTTCAACCTGGATTAGATACCGAAAATACAGAAACTGGAGCAGAAGGTAGATGGATTGACGGAGATAAAATCAGATTTCGTAAAGGACTTCCTCAAAAACTAGGTGGCTGGAATAAATTTAGTACAGCTTATTATGTTGGAGTAGGAAGAAGTTTAGAACAATGGTTTTCTTTAAATGGAGGTAGATATGAAGCTCTTGGAACAGATAGAAAAATATATGCTTATGCTTCTGGTGATAGTCAAGATATTACTCCTATTAGAGCTACAGCTAATTTAGTTAATGCTTTTACAACTACTAATACAAGTGCTAATATTACTATTTCAGCTACAGGTCATGGAGCAACAGTCGGAGATTTTGTAACTTTAAGTAGTACTACTACATCAGTAGGAGGAATTGCCTCAGCAGATTTAGATGCTGAATATGAAATATTATCTATCACTAATGTTGATGCTTATATAGTTTCAAGTAATGTTACAGCAAGCGGTACACAAGGACCAACTGCTAATTGTACAGCTACTTATCAATTAAATGTAGGTCCAAGTCTTCAAACTTTTGGATATGGTTGGGGTTCAGGAGCTTGGAGTGCAAGTACATGGGGAACACCTAGAACAACATCT